TCATTATGTCATATCTCCGTCTTCTTGTTGATAAGCTCCTCTACAGGGAGATCTTTCCAAAGTTCTATGGAGTTGGCATGAATGGAATTGGACACAAGTGGGTTGACGGTGGTGCTGAGTCTATTGCTCAAGATCTCGGTGCTTATGATCCCGATACAGGTTTTTTTGAGACTGACTTTCAGAATTTAGATCAGACTCTTCTTCCAGGGATGCTCACTCTTATCTTCTCTCTTCCTATGATGTTCTTTGATCCTAATAGTCCTTATTACATTTCCGCGTCTGCATTTATGACGTGGGCAGCCGATGATATCGCCTGTACGCTTGTCAAGTGGATTGGTGCTGATTGCCGCTTGATTATTGGCGTTATGTTTTCTGGCCTTTTTGGAACCTCGTGGGGAGATACCTTGTATGTTCAGGTCGCTATTCGATGTTTTTACTTTTTTATCGTCCGAGAGCTAAAAAAAAGAAACCAGAAAGAACTCTTGGAGAAATTCTTGGCCCACCATCGACGTGGTCGTGTATATGGAGACAACACGCTTCTTGCTCTTCCTAAAGCAGTCTTGCGTTATTTCACTGATGAATACGTAGATGCTAAGGGTATAAAATGGCAGTTTGGTCTCCTCCACAACTACTTCGCTGTTCAGTGGGGTCTTACCTTGAAACTCTCTGAGACCTATGTTCATGCTGGTCACAACGCCTTTTGGACCAAAATCCGAGACGATTATGGTCTCGACGAAGTCAAACAGACAGTCATCACCAAACGCGGTCCACAGTATTTGAAACGTTTCTTTATTAAGGTTAATTACTTTGGCAATATATTTGCGATGCCCTTCCGCGAAACAAAAGACTATTTTGTCAAAAGCATAATCTCTGCAAAAGAAATCAATGACCACCGTATCTGGCTTTCCAGGTGGGTAGGCCTTCTCATTGACTCCGCGGGCACGAACCTCACGGCTTGGAATTATCTTGCCTTTCTTATTCGTCGCTTCGTTGAGCGTGATTGCAATATTGGAGATCGTGATTGGTTGGAATGGGTCAATACTGTTAATGAGTACTCTGATCCGGAATACTTTGTTCGACAAAAGAAAATGGGAATTAAGTCTGCTTATGGTGTTGTTTGTCCTTCA